ACCAGGTCATGGAGTTCAAGCGGATCAAGTGGACCGAGGGCGAGCGGGATCCGCGCGCGATCGAGGATACCCGGGACGTCTGGTATGAGTGTGCAAAGTGCGATGCCCGGTGGGACGATCACGTCAAGCGCCAGGCCGTGCGCGACGGCATGTGGCGCGACCGCAAGACCGGCTTTTCCTTGTTTGTCTCGCTGGAATCGCGCAAGCCGCTGCGCATCGGGTTCGACATTCCGGCCTGGATCAGCCCCTTCATCAACCTGTATGAAATCGCGGCCGCATTTCTGAAAGGGTTGAAAGGTCAACCGGATTGGCGCACCAAGCTGAAGGATTTTAAGAACGGGTTTGAAAACCGGCCCTGGAAGGGCGCCGAGGCGGTCCGGGCGGAAAATGCCATCCTGGCCTTGGCCGACGACCGCCCGCGCGGTATCGTTCCGGCCGGCGGCGTGGTTGCCTGCCTTTTGGCCGGTATCGATACCCAGGACGACGGGTTTTATTACGAGATCCGCGCGTTCGGTTATGGCATGGAAAAAGAGAGCTGGTGTGTCCAGGAAGGCAAGGTCCCCACTTTTGCCGCGCTGGAGCAGATCTTATGGAAAAACGAGTACCGGGACAGCAACGGCGTCATATATCCCGTGCGGCTGGCCATGCAGGACTCGGCCGGTCACCGGACCAGTGAAGTATATGACTTTTGCCGTAAGCATCGCGGGCGCATCTTTCCGACCAAGGGCATGCGGACCATGGCGTCGCCGTACACTTTCAAGAAGTTGGATTTCATGCCCAACGGAAAACCAATCCCCGGCGGCGTGCGGCTCTACCGCCTGGATACCAACTATTACAAGAACATGCTCTCCGGCATTCTGGAGATCGCTCCGGGGGATCCGGGTTGCTGGTGGTATCACGGGGAATTGACCATCGACTGGGCACGGCAGATGGTGGCCGAAGGGATAAACGAAAAGGGCTTTTGGGAAAACCTCCAGGGCCGCCCCAACCATGCCTGGGACTGCGCTGTGCTGCTGCTCATGGCACACGACATGGCCAGGGTGGCCACCTGGAAAAAACCGAATACCGCGCCCAAGCCCCCCAGGGACCGCCCGAAACCATCCGCCGAGAGAGTCGCTTTATGGTGATAACCCCATCAATCGAAAGGTAGTTGATAATGGCATCCAAGGAAACGAAGAAAAAGAAGATTGAAACCGGCAAGACCGCTCCGGAAACGAATGACGGGACTACTGCTCCGCATCATTCGAACGATGATCAGCGGCCGCCCGCAAAGGTGCTGACCAGCCAGCAGGAAGTCGCCGACGAGCTGAAGATCGGTCGGTTCAGGTTTATGCGGCTGCTGCAAAAGTACCCCTTCGAGCATTCCGGCGTCGCCGGAAAGATCAACGGGCGCTGGCATGTGGCTGTCGAGGATGTGTGGTGCTGGTACCGGTACGTCCAGCGCCAGGAGATGCGCCACCCTGACGCGCGGCGCATGCGTCCCGAGGAGCCGCCGGCGCTATCCGAGATCCGCACCAGGGGGTGTCAAGGAAAATAAGGTATCTGTTCGGTGGTCATAATGTTTACGTTCGGTGGTCATAAGGTATACGTTCGGTAGCGATTCGAAAAAAAGCGCAAAACCCCATGATATAGTGCGAGCAAAAATGTTCGCATCCATATCATGGGGTTTTTTCGTGTCATGAGCATCTACACCACTTCGGACCGCGACAACGTCAAGAATGCCATCATCGACCTGGCCACGGGCAAGCGCGTGGTCCAGGTTGATGTTGCCGGCAAAACGCGCGAATTCCACAGCACAAACATCAAAGCCATGCGGGCCCTGTTGGAAGAGATCCAGGCCGACCTGGCTTCATCCTCCGAAATCTCCGGCGCACGCCGGGTATCCACAACCATTGCGAGTGATACATGGTAGGCATCGGCCGGGCCATCGACAGGCTTGTAGGCGTCTTTTCGCCGCGTTCCGAGCTGCGGCGCATGACGTCGCGGGCCATCGTGCAGAAGATGAGATCCAAGTACGCGGCGGCCAAGGGCAACACCAACACCGGCGGCTGGAGCCCGGTGGACAGCAATGTCAATACGGTGATCGGCAATTCGTCCGCCAAGCTGCGTGCCAGAGCGCGCCAATTGGTGCGCGATATGCCGGCAATGGCCACGGCGGTCCAGCGGGTCGAGGACTTCACCGTGGGCAACGGCATCACCCTGCAGGCCCGCGTCAAGGACCCGAGCACCGGCGATCTGTCCCAGGGGATCAACACGAAGATCGAGGACGCCTGGAAGCGGTGGTGCGACCAGGCCGACGCGGGCGGCCGCCTGCACTTTTACGAGATGCAGCAGCTTGCCTGCCGCGAGGACATCGAGGTGGGCGAGTATATTTTTATCAAGCGCTTCACCCGGGCCGCCAATAGATTTTTGCCGTTCGACCTGCTGGCCATTGAGCCGGACCAGTTAACGGGCTATGGCGCAAAGCCTTTGCCGGGAAACGAGATCGACCAGGGGGTGGAGTACGACCCGCGCACCGGCGCGGCCATGGCTTACCACTTCGAGGATCCCGATCGCTGGAAAGCCGCTGTCCGCTACCCGGCGGACAAAGTCATTGTCGGCTATAAAACATTGCGCCCCAACCAGCTCCGGGGCGTCACGCCGCTGGCGCCGGTGATTCTGCTGGCCCACCAACTAAGGGACTATCTGGAAGCCGAAATCTCCAGCGCACAGCGCGCGGCGCGCTGGCTGGCGTTTGTCACCAGCAACGATCCGGAGGCGGCTATGAACGCCTTCGGGGCGAATATCACCACCGATGACGAGGATAATTCGTTTTACTCCATGGAGATGGGACACTCCATTGTCGATTTCCTGCGCTCCGGTGAGTCGGTAAAGATCGCCGAGCACAACCGGCCCGGCGATAATTTCGAGCCGTTCGTCAAGTTCATCCTCCGGGCGTTCGCCGCGGCTGTGGGTGTTACTTACGAGCTGGTCAGCGGGGATTATGTCGGGTCGCAGTACACCAGCGCCCGGGTGGCCAGAAACGACATGTTAAAGGGCGTCGACATCCGCCGCGGTCGGCTGATCCGCAATTTCTGCGAGCCGATCAAGCGCGAGTTTTTGTTCTGGTCCGTGACCACCGGTAAGCTGAGCCTGCCAGGATACTTTAACAAAATGGAGTTCTACAACCGGTCGGTATGGATGCACCCGGGCATGGAGCAGCTCGACCCGTTGCGCGAAGGGCGCGCCGAGGGCGATGCGGTGAACAACAAGCTGCGCTCTCCCCAGGAGGTGCTCCAGGCCAGGGGACGCGATCCGGAACAGGTACTCGACGAGTGGGTCGAGTGGAAGCAGATGGTCGAGGAGCGGGGACTGGAGCTGCCCCAGGGCAAATCGCAATTGAAGACAAACCCGACGGCGGTCGCATCGCAGAACAATGGCGATCGCAGCAACGTACTTCCTATAGGGGAGGCAAAGAAAAATGCCGGAAAATCTTAGCTATCGATCAATGGAGTGCCGGGCGCCGGCCACACTGGACGAGCAACAGCGTTCCCTGGAGTTCGTCATCTCAACCGAAACCCCGGTCCGGATGTATGACTGGGAGACCGGTCAAGTCGTGCCCGAAGTACTTCTGTCCAAGGGCTGCGTGATGCCGCGCCAGGTCCCGCTGCTGGATACGCACAGCCGCTGGTCCACGTCCGACGTGCTGGGAAGTGTGCGCAACCGCAAAATCGAAGAGAACCAGGTCACGGGCAAGGCCTTTTTTTCAGCTACCGCCCGGGCCAATGAGACGTTTGAAAAGTATCGGGAGGGCCACCTCACCGATTTTAGTGCAGGATACCGGGTCAACGACGTCACAAGGGTGAAAAAGGGGGAGAAAGTCGAGATCGATGGACGAACCTGGAAAGGACCTGTCAATGTTGTGACCTCCTGGACGCTGAAGGAAGCGTCCTGCTGTCCGATCGGCGCGGACGCAAAGGCAAAGGCGCGCTCGGATCAGCCGTTCAACGAACCATCAACCAATAAACGAAAGGACGGGACAATGCCTTTTGATGAGGAGCAATTCAACCAATTGCAAAAAACAGTCGTGGACATCTCCGGCGCACTGGAGACGCTCACCCGCTCCATTCAGCCGCTTGTGGACGACAAGAACGTGGTGGACGATATTGATCAGATGCGCAAGGACGCCATCCGGGCCAAGGAGAACACCGCGGCCAAGGAGCGGGCCCGCATTTCCGCCATCGACATGGCTATCGAGAAGGTCGAATCCGCCTTTGATTTGGATCTTGCCGAGCTGCGCACCGACCTGATCAACTCGGACACCGAGGAAGTCGAGGCGCTGCGGAGGATCAACGACGCCCTGGTGGCCGCCAAACCCAGCCGCGACGGCGTGCGGGTGCAAATCACCAAGGAAGAGCGCGAAAAATCCCGCGACGACGCCGTGGACGGCGTTCTGATCCGATCGGGCATCGCCATCGACCAGGTGCGCGACGATCAGACCGAGTACCAGACCATGAGCATGCTCGAGCTGGCCAAGGATCGGCTGCGCATCGCCAACCAGTCCAC